GGTAAAAATATGAACACAAGAATATTAACAATAGAGACTGAAAGGGCTGATTCTGAGAGTCGAATTGCACCAGCTGTATTAAGCACTGAAACACCAGTGTTTAGAAGCAACCTCGGTGCCAATGAAATTCTCAAACATACTTCCGATTCTGTTGACCTAACTCGTTCTCCATTACCACTCATCGAATCTCACGATAGTTCCAAAACTCCAATTGGAATTGTTGAGAACATTCGTGTGGAAAATGGAAAGCTAAGAGGTCAAGTGAGGCTGGGTGATTCTGGTCGAGCCAAAGAACTTTGGAATGATATTAAATCAGGAATCCTTCGCTCGTTATCGATAGGTTATGAAATCTTATCTGGTGATTATCTGAATGGTGACTATGTAGTCGACCGATTCAGACCATATGAAGCCAGTCTGGTTTCCGTACCTGCTGATATCAACGCAGGTCTTTTCAGATCTCAAGAAAATTCAGGAAATAAAATGAACGAAAATAAAGAAAACAAAGATGCGATCAAGGAAGAAAGAAGCAGAGTTTCAGAAATCCGAGCATTGGGATTGAGGCACAGTGAAGAAGTATTGGCAGATGATGCAATTACTTCTGGAATATCACTTGAGGCTTTCAGATCACAATTGCTGGATCAAATGGAAAGAAGTAAACCTTTAGCAACTCCAACCATTAAGAACTATGGTGATGCCAATCGTGAATTCTCAATCTCTTCTGCCTTAGCAGGATTGGATGATGTATCAAAAAGAGGTTATGAGTACGAAGTATCTCAGGATCTTGAAAGAGTCCAAGGGAAAGTAAACCCTGACTCAGTGATCATTCCAATGGATCGCAGTGAACGAACATTAACAGCAGCTACCGCAGGTGCTTCTACTATAGAGACAGCTGTAGATCCTAGGATCAGAGATTTCATACAGGCAAAGTCCATCGCTATGAATCTTGGTATGCAAGAGATGAATGGACTCTCTGGTGATCTTCAGATCCCTGTTGCAACTTCTGCCAGTGGCACAACCATTATGGCAACCGAAGGCACAACTCAAGCAGCTGAAACCACTCCAACGATTGGGAATAAAACACTGACTCCATCTTATATTGGTGATGTGATTCCTGTGGGATATAAATTCCTACAACAATCATCGGTTGATACTGAGCAATATCTAAGACGATTAATTGGTGAGACATTCGCCTCTAAGATCGATCAGCAGATCATTGCAGGAACAGGATCATCTGGACAGCTTGAAGGATTCCTAGTCAATTCAAGTGTTGGCTCTCATACATACACCACCCTGGCATTTTCAGATCTGATCTCAGGTCTTGAAACTTTGGGTGCTGCCAATGTAGAGATTGCTAATCTTAAATGGGTTATCAATCCTGCCAACATCAGTGATCTAGTCACAGCTGTTAAATACTCATCAACTGCATCTCCATTAATGGATATTCAGTCTGAGACAGATAATGTGATTGGTAGAACATTGGGTTATCCAACTCTAAGTTCAACCAACATGACATCTGGTAAGTATTTACTCGGTGACTTCTCTCAAGCTGTTATGGCAACTTTTGGTGGTGGATTAGAGATCTCAAGAAATCCTTTCTATGATGATCGAAGATTTACTCAGAGTTACAACGCTTTAATGGGTGTTGGCTTTGCCATCGTGCAACCAACTTGCTTCGTTAAGCTGACCACATAAGTTAAAGGTGGGAGAACCTTTTGTGAAATGGACATCATACTCCCACCACTTTCATTTCTATGATGTCCAGTGAGTGTGTCGGTAGGGTTAGTTTTCTTCATTCATAACCCTACCGATCTCATAGGTTCTTTCTGAGAAATCAAAGACCGAAGGTTTCGGATTTCAATCTCTTGCTAGACAATGCAACAGATTGAACCCATGTCCTGTCCGATTTATCAACAGAACACGGATGAGTTATTCACAATTTGTAATCAATCAGGAAGTCATCTGGTAGGTCATCATCTTTGATGAGATCCAATATCTGAACTGCCCGTAAATCAAATCCTTTGAACGTGCCAAACTTATTCTCAACAACAAATTCCTGATAAAGCACACGAACAAGGGAGCCATTACCAATCGTTACATCTGTGGGTTCTTTTTTGTAGTTAAACAACTTGGGTCTGATATTCATTGATCCATCTCTTCGCTCAACCTTCCTTTTGATGACCATGTAGAAACCATCCTCGTCTTTGACTGGAAAACCTTGCTCTAGGTAGTCGTTATAGGTGTCCTCAGGGACTTCAACCTCAATGTAATAGGTTGGGGTGAATCGAGTGTTTGGAGTGCTGACAGAAGTCCATCTGCAGAGCCCTTGAATTATCTTGCTAATCTTCTTTAGCGCTCCCCAATCCAAACTTCTTGTCAAACTTCTCTCTAGGAATGATATATCTCTTTCCAATCCTTACGGAAGGAATTTCACCTTTATGTAGTGCCTTATAAATAGACAACTTAGATAGTGGTAATTTCTCAGCTAGTTGAGTAACGGTATAGAATTCTTTGCTCATTTTAGTTCTCCTTTTTAATCTGGTTTTTTAAACACTCTTACATCTTGTTTTCGAAACTCTTCTTTGGCTTTGACCATTGGAGGGTCTTTAAGATATTCGATGGAAGATTTTAGATTATTTATTGAATGCTTGAGACTTCCTATACCAGTATTACATTGATCACAAAGTAAGCCTCTAATCATATATGGGTCTTCTTGATGATCAATTATCCACCTTTCCAGTTTTATAATCTCACCAGTATGCTCATTTACCCGAGTACCAATCTCATCAGTGCCACAGATTTTGCATACATTACCTTGTTTATGAAGCATAAAATAATACTCATCTGCTGTGATTTCTCCTTTATATGTATGCCTCATTCCAATTCGCCACCTTGATTCTTTGTAGCAAGGTTTGCAATAACTAGGAAAACCTAAATTTCGAGAATTAGTTGTTTCATTGCCAGTATGAAAATTACTTAATTTATGTGTTTTACCTCTGCACCCAGTGGCTTCGCCAATAGAGATTGATGATTCACAAGGTTTACTGTTCGTTCTTTTCCATTCCTTCATTCTCTCAGGTGTTCTGTAAATTCTTCTCTGTCTATGATATTTACAGAATCTACCTTTTCCTTTTACTCCATCAAACTCAATTCCGCAGTCAAGACAATTGAGCTTTACTGGGTCAACCCATCTCTCCTTAAAATAATAGTCCTCGTTCATCAGAGCCAATGTTGTATAGCTGTACAGATAAAATATTTTCCCATCTTGGGGATATTTTGAGCCATCAGTTTGAACGCCTTTTGGTCTGGGATCACCACGCTCAAATGGTACACCTGTGTCTGGATTATTTCTCTCGTAGCCATGGACACCTTTTGGTATCCATTTCAATAAATAGAAACCATCATCTGCTATAAAATTGTAGAATCTTTCAAACCAAAAGCCATCTTCTCTCTTATCACCATACTCAAATTTTTTTCCTGTATTTAGATTAACAAGATACTTTCCTTTATTGCCTTCGACATAAGGTTTGCCAGTCGCTTCATCAATTAGATAGTCTTTAGCCATATCTAAAAAATACTCCAATGATCTGAGTTGTCAATTGATCAGGTTTAGATCAGAAATAGATCATAAAAAATTACATCAACTTAGGGTCATTGCGCACATTAGAAATATATAGATACACCTCTGCACATCAGATTTGATCCAATCTCAATAAAGAATTAATTGAAGCCCAATAATGACGGGCTTTTGAGTTGTTCTATTTCTATTTTATTGCTGTTCTAAAGTTTGCAATTCTAATAGTGGCTCAATACCTTTTGGCGTACTTAAATGAATTTTAACGAGAATAAATATGAGTAAATTAATATCCAAAAAAGATGCTTGTAAGAAGTTAGGTGTTTCAGGAACGACACTTGAAAGAATGATGAAGGCTGACACTTTTCCCAAGCCAATCAAATTGCCCGGCATTGAAAGAATGACATTTGCAGAAAGCGAGTTAGATGAATACATCAACACTCTAATGAAGAGCCATAGAGGACGAGCTAGGTTCCGGGGCAAGGCTTAATTAAGGATGACACACAATGAAATATTCAAACAACTACAAAACACTTCATGACATAGTAGAGTCTGAGGACGATATAGTTGATTGGCTGATACAAGATCTTTTGTTAAGCCGACAACCATCTCTCATGTATGGGCAAAAGAATGTCCACAAGTCTCACCTAGCATTGCATCTAGGAATCTGTGTCTCAGAGGGAAGTGATTTCTTTGGTTTAGAAACAAAACAATCCCCTGTCATTTTTATGGCACTTGAGGGATCAGAAACAATGAAACCACGAATCATCGCTCACTGGTCACATTATGGTGAACCAGAAGAGTCTAACTTCGTAGTCATAGGCGATCAGTTCCAATTCGGTAAAGATGAAGATGAACTCATAGCTTTCATCCAATCCATGAGCCAAGAACTCTCACAGGTTGGGCTAGTGATCATTGACACATTGTCTTATGCCTATCCTCCCGGTGATGAGAACTCAGCCTCTACAGCCAGAATCATTAGCAAAGGATTGATGAGAATATGCACTGAGGGTAGAACTTCGATCTTGGTCATCCATCATGGTGGTAAGGACATGAGGAGAGGTGCAAGAGGATCGAGCGTCCTAGAGGATGATGTACCAACGGTGTTAGTGGCTCAAAAAAACAAACTCAAAGTAAAACATCAAAGAAGTGGTCAGTCCGGGCAAGTCTATGATTTTAACTTATTGGATAAAGAATTAAATGATCGCGGTGACAGAGCACTTTGTATTGTCTATGAAGATGCTCAGGATGCTGGTGTCTCAGGTTGGGGATTAAAGCTGCTTAGAAAGTTAGATGAACTGTCTATCATTCACCCGGAAGGTGTGTCCAATTCTTTGCTCTTTGATGAGGTCTTATCAGCTGACCCAAGACGAAATGAAGAAGGGTATCGTCAAGGTAGTTTTAAGACTCAATTCCACAGATCAAAAAAGTCACTGGTAACATCCAAAAAAATAAGTGTTACCTCTGGACTCATTAAACGTAACAACTAATGGATGGTGTATATATGGGAATGTTACCTGTGAATCCCCTTAAAAACATGTTGTCTCAGACGATAGGTAACATGGGTAACATTTCTGAGGTAACACCAAAAACCATAAGAATCAGCTGGCAGGTAACATCAAGAGAGTGCTCTCGGAGAGCACTCTCTTGTTGCCTACCAAGCAAGCTACTTATTCGAGGCAAAAAAAATGAACGATAAAAATGAAGAAGTATTTAATAGTTATATTGAAAATATTGAGATCACCACAGGAGTTCCTTCCGAGGAAAAATTAGAGAAGCTAAGGGAGGATGTTGAGCGTTGGAGAAAAGAAAAACAAAATTATCATCATTCTCCATATTCAGAGAGGCATCTTTGGGATGATTATATGGCACCGAGCCTTTTATGTGTCATTAAGGAATGGCAAGCAGAATATTCTAAAAGATCCGGGAAAGATATCTCTGAGTCTAAATTGGAATCAATGCTTTCCCAAGTCGTACATTTATCGAAACGTTTTGACGGCTATGAAGTTCCAGACGATTTACCAAGGGGTTTTGGTTTAATGCTGAAAGCCACAAAGATTAATTCAAAACTCGAGGCAGAATCTATAGCGAAGGTTCCAGCAAAGAAATCACCAGCAAAGAAATCACCAGCAAAGAAATCACCAGCTGAGAAACCTAAAGTCGAGAAACTAAAATTTAACACTAAAAGGAAAAATGAAGGAGAAGAATTATGAATGAAGAATTAAAATTTAGACCCGGATCAATCTGTCCTCAATGTGTGAAGGTATCTTTCTATGATGAAGCAACACACATTGGCACTACTTATTGTCGACACAACGAAACAGGGGCAATATGTCTCCCAATCGCAGGTGAGCTAAGGTGGATGACAATCAATCGTATGACTGCTGATCAGTTTGCTGATTACGTTGGCGATCTCATGACAAGAGGCTTAGCTAAATCTAGTTTAAGCCAACCAAAAGTTAATTAGATCCATGAATAGTGACAAGACCAGTATTTGACTTATGAGTCTGGATCTACCATTATTTGATGACGACCAAATCATATCGTTCCGAATATTGGAGAGCAACGATATGAAACTCATTTCAGATAGAAGAAGGCAAAACAGCCCTTATAGATATACCGATTTCAGACTTCCAAATGGTAGACGTATTCAGAAATCTACTGGTATTCCATTTGATAATAAGAAAGATGCTGAGCATGCGGCTAGGGTGCTTTATGTAAAATTATCAACCGAAGAAGATAGAGAAAAGACTTTAGGGTCTAAGCTACTATCAAAGGTAATTCCACAGTATATAGATGCAGCAAACTCAAATAATAATGATATAAGATCACTCAGATGGGCATTGAGTATACTAGGGGATTTACCCATTGGAAAAATTACCGGCTCGCATTTCATTAAGCTGCAAAATAAAGGAATGCAGGCAGTTAGTTTAGCGTCAGGAAAAACTGTAAAGCCTCAGACTGTAAATAGAAAAATCAGACCCCTTCGGGCATTGCTTAATCAAGCAGTGAAGTGGGGGTATATAGATTTCTGCCCTTACTACAAAGAATTGGAGAGTAAACCACCTAAAGTAAGGATTCCTTTTACTACTGAAGAACAGATAAAGATTATTCGGGCTTGTAGTGAAACTGGTAACGTACATTATCAGGATTTTTTCACCTTTCTTATTCTCACTGGTAGACGTTTACAAACTGTTATCAATATGAAGAAGAAGGATATTCATAATGGTGGTGAACACTGGATCCTCCCAGAACAGAAAAATGGCACTCACAATGAAATAGTTGTTTTCTCAGAGCAAGCAAAGATGATTGTGCAAAGGAATATGAAAAGCAGCCCGTCTGAATATGTCTTTTATAATCCACATTCAAAAAAGGGCGATATGGGTGGATGTAAGAGGGCATGGCAGACGATAAGAAAACATGCCGGGGTAGATAAGGATTGGCATACTTGTAAAACAACTGCTGTCACCAGAGCTGTAGAGAAGAATATCTCAACTCAAAACTTAATGACTCATTTTGGTCATAAAGATTTTAGATCGATCAAGCATTATAAGAACTCTGATATAACACATAAAAGAGAGCTTGCTAATATTGCTATTTCTGAGGATTAATTGGTGTCACTCTTGGTGTCACTGCTACTTGACGTAACCTTATTAATATTCAATGATAACCCTGTAGACCTTATTGGGTAACACACTAAGGGATTTACAAAAGGCGGTAAACACATATACGAATGGGACCTTGCCAAGGTTGAGGTCGCCGGTTCGAACCCGGTTTCCCGCTCCAGTTTCCTTAAGTTACCCAGACGTCTGAAAACCTTTAAAATAAAGGGATTGATATGATTTGGTCGTCATTGATGTTTTCAAACGAGTAAGGTCTACACTTTTACCCAATCCTCTGAAACCCACTACATATTGGTGTCACTTTGGTGTCACTTTTGGTGTCACTCACGGAATTCATGCTTTTTTTGGGTCAGCGCAGTGATTTAAGGAAATATAGTAAATTCTTTCTTTGGATGTACCTGTATGTCCAATGTTTGAGAAAGATCTTCACGATGTTCATAATTAACCTGTCTGAGAGAACAAATGTCCACCGAAGGACTGTAGGGTTCTCTCAATATCTAAGATTCAGTTTTTCATTGTTGTCATCAATGATTGGTTTCTCAGCAAATTAACTTTTGAGGGGAAACTTTGTGTTTCCCCAAGGTAAAAATATGAACACAAGAATATTAACAATAGAGACTGAAAGGGCTGATTCTGAGAGTCGAATTGCACCAGCTGTATTAAGCACTGAAACACCAGTGTTTAGAAGCAACCTCGGTGCCAATGAAATTCTCAAACATACTTCCGATTCTGTTGACCTAACTCGTTCTCCATTACCACTCATCGAATCTCACGATAGTTCCAAAACTCCAATTGGAATTGTTGAGAACATTCGTGTGGAAAATGGAAAGCTAAGAGGTCAAGTGAGGCTGGGTGATTCTGGTCGAGCCAAAGAACTTTGGAATGATATTAAATCAGGAATCCTTCGCTCGTTATCGATAGGTTATGAAATCTTATCTGGTGATTATCTGAATGGTGACTATGTAGTCGACCGATTCAGACCATATGAAGCCAGTCTGGTTTCCGTACCTGCTGATATCAACGCAGGTCTTTTCAGATCTCAAGAAAATTCAGGAAATAAAATGAACGAAAATAAAGAAAACAAAGATGCGATCAAGGAAGAAAGAAGCAGAGTTTCAGAAATCCGAGCATTGGGATTGAGGCACAGTGAAGAAGTATTGGCAGATGATGCAATTACTTCTGGAATATCACTTGAGGCTTTCAGATCACAATTGCTGGATCAAATGGAAAGAAGTAAACCTTTAGCAACTCCAACCATTAAGAACTATGGTGATGCCAATCGTGAATTCTCAATCTCTTCTGCCTTAGCAGGATTGGATGATGTATCAAAAAGAGGTTATGAGTACGAAGTATCTCAGGATCTTGAAAGAGTCCAAGGGAAAGTAAACCCTGACTCAGTGATCATTCCAATGGATCGCAGTGAACGAACATTAACAGCAGCTACCGCAGGTGCTTCTACTATAGAGACAGCTGTAGATCCTAGGATCAGAGATTTCATACAGGCAAAGTCCATCGCTATGAATCTTGGTATGCAAGAGATGAATGGACTCTCTGGTGATCTTCAGATCCCTGTTGCAACTTCTGCCAGTGGCACAACCATTATGGCAACCGAAGGCACAACTCAAGCAGCTGAAACCACTCCAACGATTGGGAATAAAACACTGACTCCATCTTATATTGGTGATGTGATTCCTGTGGGATATAAATTCCTACAACAATCATCGGTTGATACTGAGCAATATCTAAGACGATTAATTGGTGAGACATTCGCCTCTAAGATCGATCAGCAGATCATTGCAGGAACAGGATCATCTGGACAGCTTGAAGGATTCCTAGTCAATTCAAGTGTTGGCTCTCATACATACACCACCCTGGCATTTTCAGATCTGATCTCAGGTCTTGAAACTTTGGGTGCTGCCAATGTAGAGATTGCTAATCTTAAATGGGTTATCAATCCTGCCAACATCAGTGATCTAGTCACAGCTGTTAAATACTCATCAACTGCATCTCCATTAATGGATATTCAGTCTGAGACAGATAATGTGATTGGTAGAACATTGGGTTATCCAACTCTAAGTTCAACCAACATGACATCTGGTAAGTATTTACTCGGTGACTTCTCTCAAGCTGTTATGGCAACTTTTGGTGGTGGATTAGAGATCTCAAGAAATCCTTTCTATGATGATCGAAGATTTACTCAGAGTTACAACGCTTTAATGGGTGTTGGCTTTGCCATCGTGCAACCAACTTGCTTCGTTAAGCTAACAACTTAATAGTTTAATGTGAGGCGTGAATTTCGGATGTAGGTTGCCTCACTTCGACCTTTAGCCTAGTCCGAGTTAGAGTGTGAGTTATAGGGATCGTTACTTCATTGCGATCTCTATAGCTTCACTGAATAAAGGATTCCCCAGACTCTGGGTCCTTTCTAGCCTAAAACCCTGAGGGGGTTTCTGATTTCAATCTTTTGCTAGACAATGCAACAGATTGAACCCATGTCCTGTCCGATTTATCAACAGAACACGGATGAGTTATTCAGATGATTAGAACTTTGGTTTATTTGGTTCGCAATTGCCTTTTAGGAACTCTTTCCTAGTACTGTTAATCGTGACAGTTTTTCCTTTATAGGAATCTATAACGACTCTTTCACCAATAATGCCGCCTGTTGCTCTATTGATTGTGATTGTTGTCTTTATATCTCTTTTTTTAGCTACAAACTCTCCCGGATAACTTGTCCAGTCATTATGAAAGCCTTCACCGATATAGTGTGAACTTGTTTTTTGTTTGAAGGGAACAGCTATAGCTTCCATAAAAATACTACTGTTTAAAAATCTTAAATGCTGATTGGTGTCAATCTCAATATCAAATCTCTCTCCTTCATTCCATTCGTCTCCGTACTTCCCGGGACGAAAAGGTTTCACATAAGTTGCCACTTTTGCGTCACAAGATAGGCTTATAATCTCTGCCCAACCATTAAAGCTGAACAACAGTGCTGATATGAGGATGAGTTTTTTCATTTAGAATTTTTTCTCATCCAGTTTTGTTTGTTCGCAATAACCAGAAAACTTCACCATGGAATTTGTACCGCCATTATATTCCATATATCCAGTGACTCTATTTATGGTGAATGATGGAGAATCAAAAAATTTTAACTTGAACTTAGATGAAATTTCATTTTCAGAGACATTTATTTCTTTTAGATCAAATGTAGTTTTTTTCGTACCCATGGATTTGTCATTCATTAATTTAGGAATCTTTATACTTCCTGTCTCAAATGTACTATCAAATTTTATAATAATTTCGGCATTACTAGATTTCTGTCCTTCAACAATAAACCCAACATCTCCATAATCGGTACTAAGATAATTACCACCCTCACCTTTGCAAAGCAAAGTCAGCCCATCTGCCCAACCATTCATGCTGAACAATAGTGCTGATATGAGGATGAGTTTTTTCATTTTAAATTCTCTCAGTTCTTTCGCAGTTATAATTCATATAAGCAACAGGTTGAGTCAAATCAGGTTTTCCAGAATCATTTAGTTGTGTGATTGTAAATGTTAGTCGAAGTGTAACTCTGTTAAGTGTATAAAGTTGAATTGCAATATTGTTTCTAAACTCAGCAAAATAATATGAGTTATTGCTTGTCATTTTCCACTCAAAAGCAGTCTTTGAAGATAGCAGCATTCTATCCAAATCAACTACCAGAAAATTACCAGAAAGTATCTTATCCTCATTAATACAATTCAAGTAAATCATATTCTCTTCTTCTTCTGCCCAACCATTAAAGCTGAACAAGAGTAGTGATATGAGGATTAGTTTTTTCATAACTATAAAAATACTCCAATGATCTGTGTTGTCAATTGATCAGGTTTAGATCAGAGATCGATAGCATTGATTGCACTTTGATTGCAAAAGTTAGAAATAACTGAATTTAACTACTTTTAACTTAATAATATGAAAATCGGCTTAAAGCCAGATTGATTGGGTCATTGAGGGATATTAGATGGATTATTTGATGGTTGGATTTAACCAGAGAAAGTGTCATTTCAAAGTTTCAAGACCGCCGCATTCGACCGCTCTGCCACCTCTCCTAAGACTTTAAGAACCCTATTCTATCGTGACCTCAAAGGTTTTCAATCAATTCAGAGAAATTAAGAAAAAACCCTTGTGATTGCATTTTGATTGCATTTATCCCCAACTGGCTCTGATCTCTGTTTCGAGTCGCTGTATTAGATCATCATCCACGCTTGTGAACAAGTGTCCATATACATCTACTGTGGTTGAGATATTGGAATGCCCTGCTCTCTTAGAGACTAAGAATATATTTACTCCCTTATTCAATAGATTGGAAATATGAGTGTGTCTCAGTGTATGAATTGCAGTTGGTGTCCCAGCTCTCTTAGAAACATTCCGAACTCTGCCACTTGGAACATTCGGATCCAGTAACGATCCATCCTCTGATGGAAATACAAAATCAGACTGATGATAAAGAGATCCCAATCTCAATTTCTCTGTGCTGAGAAATGCTTTCCATTTTTTTAGATCTTTCATGGTTTCTTCACCAACATTAATTCCTCTGACTCTGGCTGAGGTCTTAGTTTCTTTTTCAATAATATCTTTATCGACCTTCACTAAGTTTCTACAAACTGAGATTAGTTTCTTATCAAAGTTAATATCATCCCACTTGAGTCCACAGATCTCTGCTCGATTCATTCCAGAGGCCAGACCTAATGTGATGAACATATAATTGAACTCAACCAGAAATTTTCCTTCGAGTCTTTTGATATTGTTATCACCCTCTTTCTCAATCCTAAGATGTTGTATGAGTTTTGCTTGTTGCTCAGGATAAAGAACTTCAATCTTTTTCGATTCAGCTTTGGGGCATTTAACCTTGGCAACCTCATTGCGATTCACTAGATCATTTTCTACAGCCCACTTAACCGCCTGGAATAATAATCGGTAATCTTTCTTCTGAGTCAATTTGCTATATCCCTTATCGGTCAGATCAACCAATAACTGATTCACATGATCCTTTCTAAGGTCTTTAAGCAATAAACCAGTGAATGATCCCTTCATGCGATCTATCTGCTGATTATAGGTTCTGAGCGTGTTTGTGGTGACTTCTGGTGTCTTAGCCTTAATAAACTCGCTAAATAACTCCAATACAGGCATTTTCTCTGCTTCTGACATCAATCCCCTACTCATCTGATCCTGTAACTTGATCATGGCATCAAAGGCATCTTTCTTGGTGTCAAAACCTCTTCTCATAATTGCCCTTCTCTTTCCAGTCTCACAATTCAGTTCGCCTCTGAAATAGAATTTCCATTTACCTGTGCTTCTATCTTTATTAATTGATCCGCTCATTTGTTTCTCCCTTTAATTTTTTGTCGATCATAAGCTGCTCTCCTTTTACATTTAGGGGAGCAATAATCTTTTTTCCTGTCCCATTGGAAATCTTCCAAACAGTGCTTACAGGTAAACCATCTTTGAAGAAGACCTTTTGAAAATAGGAAGTCATATAAAATAAAGTCAAAGAATGATACACACTGGATAACCATATCAAGTCTGTTTTCAGAGTTTAGTGAGAAGCTTGCTTTAAGAAGAAAGAACCAATGCACTGAATGATCTTTATTAAACTGAGTATCAGATTGCAAACCGCACTCTTCAAGAAGTCTAAAGACCTCTTTCATATCTCCTTCATCTCTTGCCAAAAATAGGTCATTGATTATAAGAAGATCTCTTTTTAACCAATCGAACCCAATTGCCTCACTATTTCCTATTCCATGTTTCTTAAAAAACTTAAGTAGTTCAGCCTTGATCTCTTCATCTGGTAATGGGTTTTTAGTTCCGATCTTTGTTTTTTCTGCAACTCTGTAGAAAGAAATCCATGTATCTGTTTCCATCTGCTTAATAGTCATTTGCGCTGTTGGACTTGTATCAACAGGTACTAAATGAATTTTTTTATCTGGATTAGCATTTCGTGTTTTCCTAATCGCTGCTCTTGCTGTTGCTGAGGCTTTTCGTTTCAGAGGATCCCATTCTATAAGCTTTTCAGTCAATTCTTCATCTGCTGCCCATTCATAGCCACCCTTCCTGATCTCTGTGTTATAAACTATCTTTGCCATTATTTATACCTTTTTTATACTCTTAGTTATGTGTGGCAATAACCATACCCTATATGATGCTACCAATCAATAAAACAAATTAGAGGAAATTGAAATGAGCCAGAATAAATTACCAGAAAAAGAGTATTACACTCCTAGTGACGTTGCAGATTGTTTACCGATCTCAAAAATCTCAGTCTATAAGGCAATACAGAGAGGCGATATTCATTCAGTAAAGATTGGGAAACGAATCATCATCCCTGCCGAGTCATTTAAGAAGATCTTTCAAGACTAACAGTGGTGACAAACAATGAAGATATACAACCTATATGAAGAGGTCGAAGAATATAAACTTGAATGGATTATCGATGAGCTAATCCCCTCTTCCGAACCAACCATCATTTATGGTGCGATGAGTTCTGGAAAAACTGCTCTTGCATTACATCTGGGCTTTTGTATTTCAGATGGAAGAGAATTCTTTGACCAAACTGTTAAGAAATCGAATGTTCTATTTATTGCACTCGAAGGGCAAAGAGATATCAAGCCTAGGAGTCATGCTCATAGAATTAAACATCAATCCAGAAAGACCAGTAATTTCTGGGTCATTAATCGTGGCTTTAAGTTTGGCGATCCTGTAATTCAAAACAAACTCCTTGGACTCATTCATGAATATGAAATAGAAGTCATCATTATTGATACTTTGAGTCTGGCTAGACCATCCGGGACTCTTAATGATGATGGCTCTGCATCCATTGTGACCAGAGAACTCAGAGAATATGCCAGTCATGGTGTTTCGATCATCCTCATTGGACACACTGGTAAAGATGAACGAAGAGGATTAGCCAATTCTCAAGTATTGCAAAACGATGTCCCCACAATCTTGAAAGCAAAAAAGAACGCTGACAATGAAGGCACGATATCGGTCGTTAAACAAAGATCTGGAACTACAGGCAAGACTCTTAAATACAAACTAGAGCCTGTTGAAATTAATGATGAAGGTCAGACCGCTATTTGTGTTGTGAATAGTGATGGCAGCAAAGAGCCACACGATACAAAAGTATTCAATGCGATTAGTGACCTGTTGGAAGAATCAATTGAGGGGCCAACTAGAAAACAAATTCATAACTATATTGCTTCAATAGATCCAAAGGAATCTGAAAGAGACTCGATTTCTAAATCAATGAAATCAGCAATAAACCGCTCGATTAAAAACCTGATCAAAAAGGGTCAAATAATCGAAGTGGAAACACATTTGGAAACACTTTTTAAGGTTCCAGATATTCCAAGGAAACATGGTGAAACAAATGAATGATATTAGTGTTTCGGCTGAAAGCCCTTATTTACTAGAAATGAACTGTTCATGGAAACACATGAAAACAGTTTGGAAACATTTAACCGATAGAAAAATCAAAAAGGAAACACTACAAACACTGACTTTAGTCAGGTTGTTTGTTTCCGTTGTTTCTATTTTTTTGGCGAGGCAATTATGAAAAAGAAAACGATAGAGATCCCATTACTTCCTAGAGCCAAATGGGACTTAAAAATTGCTGGTGACTCTGACTGGAAAGAAAGCGATGCCATGAATGATGCACTAAGGGAACAAACCATGATGTTTTTACAGGCTTATGCTGATCATGTGACTGAGGGTAATCCTGCTAGTGCTCTTGATCAGTTTATCTATTGGACTTATGAAGTTTGGAATTTGGATATCCAAGAAACTGTTTATCACACATTAATTGAACCTACAGAACCCTGTAGTGACAATTGTGAGAAGTGCGGTACAAGACTGCCCAATTATCAACGATGTGATTTATGTGGTGCTAAACATTGGATAACAGAGATGCTTGGATGGAAAAGAAAAGATCTTGTCAATGGATCTACTGAAGAGGCAAAAGAATTTAAAGCTAAGGCAAAACAATACTTAAAAGAAAGTCGGTATGAAAAGGTTGTACAAATAAAGCCAGAGATCAAGATCAAGGATATGTCATGATTCCCGGAGTATGCTCTGAGTGTGAAAATAGGATTCTAATTGATGAAGCCACCAAGACAATAACAACCTATTGTGAACACAATAAGACTGGAGCTTTATCTGTTCCATTAGAAGGCAAAATCAGATGGCTTTCACTCTCCCCTATCTCAGCTGAGACATTCAGAAATTATGTTGCTGATGTTATGGGTAGAGCCATGAAAGGTGACACAAAAGATAACAACGAAAATGACATCACATATAATTAACCTGTCTGAGAGAACAAATGTCCACCGCAGGACTGTAGGGTTCTCTCCATATCTAAGATTCAGTTTTTCATTGTTGTCATCAATGATTGGTTTCTCAGCAAATTAACTTTTGAGGGGAAACTTTGTGTTTCCCCAAGGTAAAAATATGAACACAAGAATATTAACAATAGAGACTGAAAGGGCTGATTCTGAGAGTCGAATTGCACCAGCTGTTTTAAGCACTGAAACACCAGTGTTTAGAAGCAACCTTGGTGCCAATGAAATTCTCAAACATACTTCCGATTCTGTAGACCTAACACGTTCTCCATTACCACTCATCGAATCTCACGACAGCTCCAAAACTCCTATTGGAATTGTTGAGAACATTCGTGTGGAAAATGGAAAATTGAGAGGCCAAGTAAGACTGGGTGATTCTGGTCGAGCCAAAGAACTTTGGAATGATATTAAATCAGGAATCCTTCGCTCGTTATCGATA